ATGCCGTTAGTTTTGTTTAGTTGGCTAACGACTAACCCGTATTTTAGAGAAATGAGTGATGTTAATATTCGTGAAGCAATGTACCAAGAAAGAATAAAACAGATTGAGGAAGAAGTGGTTCCATTTGGATTCATAATGAATGGAGGCGAAGATGAACTTATTGTGGAAGACGGAGATATTTGGAAAGAAGAAAAAGAAAAACCACACCTGCCTCCAGGCTATTCCGTATCAACTTTCTAAAAAACTAAATAGTCTATAAAGAAAAAATTGACCCGTAAACTAAGGAGAAATCCATGGCATTTCAGCTATCACCTGGAATAAATGTATCAGAAATTGACCTGACCACAATTGTTCCTTCCGTTGCCACCTCAATCGGTGGTATTGCTGGAAATTTTAATTGGGGTCCAGTAAATGAAGTGGTTACCGTGTCTGACGAGGTTACTCTTGTTGACCGTTTTGGTAAGCCAGACAGCACAAATTATGAATACTGGTTCTCAACTGCAAATTTTCTTGCATATTCAAATAATCTAAAAATTGTTCGTGCCGCTAACACGACATCTACTCTTAATGCCACTGCTAACGCATCCGGTATTTTGATTGAAAATGAAAGTGATTATGAAAATAACCACGAAAACGCATCAAACGCAACTTATGGACCGTTTGCAGCTCGTTGGGCTGGCGATTTAGGCAATTCGTTGCGTGTTTCTATTTGCCCATCTTCACAGGCTTTTTCTGCTAACTTAACTTCTACTGATAACTTACGAGCAAACGCTCTTAACTATTTGGCAGACACTACAACAGTTATTAATGTTCAAGGTAATGCAGATGCAAGAGCTAATCTTGCTGCCGGCGATTTAATTTCTGTTAATGGTGGAACATCATACATTCGTGTTGCTTCTGTTAACGCAACCGCAATTATTGTTGCAACAGCATTTACTGCTAACGTAGCCAATTCTACACCAATTTTAAAGAGATGGCAATATGCTAGTGAGTTTGGCGTTGCTCCAGGAACATCATCGTATGTAACAGATAAAGCTGGTAGTGGTGATGAAATGCATATTATTGTTATTGACGAAGATGGTAAATTTAGTGGTTCTGCAAATACAGTATTAGAAAAATATGCTTTTGTTTCTAAGGCATCTGATGCAATTTCTAATGATGGATCTTCAAATTTTTATAAAACAGTTTTAAATGAAGAATCACGATATGTTTGGTGGATGGCACATCAACCTGGTTCAGCTAATTGGGGAACTGCAGCTTCAGGAACAACATATACAAGTCTAAACAACGCATGGTATTCATCATTGAGTGCTGGTGCAAATGGTACAGTTGGTAATTCTGAAATTATTACTGCATACGGATTCTTTGCTAATCCTGATGTTGTTGATGTATCGTTACTTATTTCTGGACCAGGAAATGCAACAGTAGCGGCAAGTTTAATAACTACTGTTGAATCTCGTAAAGATTGTTTAGTATTTTTGTCTCCAACCAGAGCTTCTGTTGTTAACAATGCAGGTTCAGAATCGACAAGTATTCTTTCTTTCCGTGCAGGATTAACAAGTTCATCCTATGCTGTATTGGATTCTGGTTACAAATATCAATATGACAAATACAACGATGTTTATCGTTATGTGCCATTAAATGGTGACATAGCTGGTGTTTGTGCTCGCACAGACCTTGAGCGTGACCCATGGTTCTCACCAGGCGGTTTAAATCGTGGTATCATTAAGAATGTTATTAAGTTGGCTTATACTCCAACTAAAGCTGAGCGTGATAACTTGTATGTTCAAGGTATCAATCCAGTTGTAACATTCCAAGGTGAAGGTACAATTCTGTTTGGTGATAAGACAATGTTAAATCGTCCTTCAGTATTTGACCGTATTAATGTTCGCCGTCTTTTTGTTGTGCTTGAGAAGTCAATTGCTCGTGCAGCTCGTTCAACCTTATTTGAATTTAACGACCAATTTACCCGTGCTCAGTTTGTAAACTTAGTAGAACCATACCTGCGTGATGTTCAAGGTCGCCGTGGTATTACTGATCTCCGTGTTGTTTGCGATACTACAAATAATACACCAGAAATCATTGACAGCAATCGTTTTGTAGGCGATATCTACATCAAACCAGCTCGTTCAGTCAACTTTATTCAACTTAACTTTGTGGCTGTTCGCACAGGTGTTTCGTTTGAAGAAATCGTTGGCCGGTTCTAATAAATAGAAAAACAGGAGATATTTAAATGGCATTTTCAGTAAACGAATTTAGAAGCCAAATGGTGGGCGATGGTGCTCGTCCAAATTTATTTGAAGTTTCTATGCCGTTTCCTGGTTTTTCTTCACCAGGAAATGCACAAACAAAACTTACTTTTATGTGTAAAACAGCACAATTACCAGGATCAACAATTAGTTCCGTGCCTGTTCAATACTTTGGTCGTGAACTAAAGTTTGCAGGCAATCGCACATTCCAAGATTGGGTAATTACGGTTATTAACGATGAAGATTTTGTTATTCGCAATGCTTTCGAGCGTTGGTTGAATGGCATTAATAGTCATAGTTTGAATGTTCGTAACCCATTAGCACAAACACCTGGTAGTTACACAGTTGATTCTGATGTAACACAGTTTTCTAAAGCAGGTCAACCACTTAAAAAATATAGATTTTTAGGTACATTCCCAACAGACCTTTCACCAATTGATGTTGATTGGGGTTCAAACGATACTATTGAAGAATTTACCGTAACTCTGTCCTACCAGTGGTGGGAATCAGTAGAAACCGGTGTTGTGTAAGAAGAAGGACTTCGGTCCTTCTTTACTTTTTAGGATGATATAATATGGCTGTAACTCTTTTTGGCTTTACACTAGGTAAAAAGGATATTGTTCAGGTTGAGAAACCTGAGCAAGCTTCTTTTTCGCTTCCAACCGAGACCATTGATGATGGTGCGGTTACTATTACTCAAAATGCTCACTATGGTACATATGTTGACCTAGAGGGTTCTATTCGTAATGAGTTAGAGTTAATTACTCGTTATCGTGAAATGTCTAACCATCCAGAATGTGATATGGCAATTGATGAGATTGTCAATGAAGCTATTACACATGATACAGATGGCAAAGTTATGGATATCAATTTAGATAATCTAAAACAACCTGAATCAATTAAGAAAAAGATTATTGAAGAATTTAATAACATTCAAAAAATGTTAAACTTCAGTAATCTTGCTGATGACTTATTTAAACGCTGGTATATTGATGGTCGTATTTACTATCATGTAATTGTAAATGATACCGCACCAAAAGAAGGTATTCAAGAGCTTCGTTATATTGACCCACGCAAGATTCGTAAGGTGCGTGAGATTCAAAAAGACCGTGATTCAAAAACTGGTGCTCAGATTATTAAATCAATTGCTGAGTATTATATTTACAATGACCGTGGTGCGGCAACACAATCATTTACAGCATCTACAAATCAAGGTTTAAGAATTGCACCTGAGTCCATTATTAATGTGAACTCTGGTTTGATGGATGCAAAGAATACATTTGTAATTTCATATTTACATAAAGCAATTAAAGCTCTCAATCAATTAAGAATGATTGAAGATGCTGTTGTAATCTATCGTTTATCACGAGCACCTGAGCGCCGTATATTTTATATTGATGTTGGTAATTTACCAAAAGGTAAAGCCGAACAATATATGCGTTCTATTATGACACAGTATCGCAACAAGTTAGTATATGATGCTAACACAGGCGAGATTCGTGATGAGCGTAAACATTTATCCATGTTAGAAGATTTTTGGTTACCACGCCGTGAAGGCGGTAAAGGTACTGAGATTACTACACTTCCTGCTGGTCAAAACCTTGGCCAAATGGAAGATGTTCAGTATTTTCAAAAGAAGTTATTGCAATCGTTGAATGTTCCAATTTCTCGCCTTGACCCACAACAAGGTGCAGGCATTATGGGTATTGGTAAAACAACTGAAGTAACTCGTGATGAAGTTAAATTTAATAAATTTATTAATCGTTTGCGTAATAAATTTTCTCGTATTTTTGATGATGCTTTGCGTGTTCAATTAGCACTCAAAGGAATTTGTACCACAGAA